AAGTACCTGCCCTGGTTTAAAATCTCTTTTTGGAATATCTGGAGTCATTGTTAATCCAAACGTTGTTGACAGTACTCAGTAAACATGCGTTCCATATGCCACTCGTTGCCCTGTGGAGTGTCAGCAAACTCATGAAAGCAAGGTGTACCTAATGTGTAGTGTAGTAGTTTAGCATCTGGATTAGGGCCATATTCGTCTGGCAACCAGTTCCATTCTTTAGGTAGCTCACCAATACGCTCATCGTCTAACCAGGAAAAACGATGCAGGTAAGAGCCCGAAGATTTTTGTATAAACTCGGGTGTTAATTTTCTATTAGGATGATTACTGCAATTCCAAAGTATTACACTCGACCAATTTTTTCTTGGATAATCTTCATTCTTGGCACCAAGATATTTTTCAGTCATCTTGGTTTTGTAATCGTGTTTAACCACCATAACATCTTTGTTGCCTTCACGTAGTTCCCACAGCTTAACTATATCGTCTCGAACAATCATATCGCCATCAATGAATATTGCCCAACCTGTGTAGCTCATTAGGTGCGGAACTAAAAAACGTGTGTAAATGAAATGATTTGATCCATCAGTGTGTGTTTCTTCATAGTCTTGAAACAAGTTTAATGCGATGGGCATGATTGCCACAGGCTGACTAGCATGACGAATGATACTGTTCACGCAGGTGTGAAAAGCAATGGCTTCTCTAGGATCGTATCCAACAAAAATTGGTATTGGGGTCATTGTCTTTCTATGTCCTCTTCTACACAATTAGGACCATACTGTATTTCTACAATTCTGCAAGGTTGGTCAAATGGGTTGTATAGTCGATGCCATTCGTTTGTAGGAATATGATAACTATCGTGTGTTTCTAGAGAAGTTTGACGCTTGCCTTCGCCTTCTACCACACACCGGCCTTCTGACACTTGCCAGTATTCTGCTCGACTACTGTGTCGTTGCATACTGAGTGTTTGACCAGGGTTGACTGTAAGTTCTTTAACTTTAGTTCCTGGCACTTCGTGTAACACACGATAATAACCCCAAGGACGGTCTGTCTTGGGTGCTTTCCACTCTTGTAAGATCCAACTACTACTATTTGCTTTATTGGTTCCGCCTACACCAAACATAAATTCAACACCCTCAACAATCATTTCTGGAATATTATCTTGAGTGCGGTCTCCACCGTTGGCAAATATGATACGATCTTGTGGGTAGTGGGCTTGGGCTTGTTCTAGCAAATGACATGCTGTGCCATCTTCATCATCGAACGTGTATACTTCATCTACCATTGCTAGGTTATTCAATATGCACAGTCTTTCAGTCCAGGGCATGAAAGCACGACCTTTTTTACGCTCAAGCCATTCATCACTGTTGATGCCCACTATGAGCATGTCACCTAATAGACGAGCTTCTTTGAGTAATTTAATGTGTCCAGAATGTACGGGGTCAAACCCTCCGCTAACTACCACTATTGTTTTCATGCAGATATTTATGTGCGTATATTATCTCGGAGTTCTAAATATTTGATATTGTTCTACTAGATCTGCCGGCACAGTTGAATTAAATTCTGCTCGATTAAACTGACTCCAACAAATATGTTCCCACCAAGCGGCACGATCGGGCCGATTATCTATAGCCAAATTTTCAATACCACCCATGAGCAAGGTAGTCATACTAGCATCTGTAGTGTAGGCAGGTATGCCTAACAAACACGCTTCGACACAGGCCATGGTTCGTTCTCCAACAACAGCTCTGGCCCCTACTAATTGTTCCACATATCTGGGCCAACGATTGTCTTTTGCACCAGTTTTTTTACGCCAGCGTATTTCACCCGACCAATAAGGTCGCACAGCCGCAGTCAATCTAGCTCTAAATTGATCAAGATTTTCACCAGTACGTTCTTGCAGTACTACTTCCACAGGCTGTATGCCTATAACATATCCGTCAGTGTGTGACTGCCACGGTTGTTGTGCTGGTGTTGGAAACAAGTGTGCCCGACTGTGTGGTACGGGTCGCATGGTCATGTTATGGTGACCATTGTAGGTTACTCTGCGAGTTTCTCTACGTGGAGTATCTGGACCCCAGTAGCCATATTCGATTTCTATATACGGGCGGCCTTCGGCTATGTATTCGTTAAGTGGCGACCACCATGGAGCATAATGGGTGGCTATTAAAACATAATCATCTGGAATATCAACTACCCGATCAAACACTTTGAGGCCGCGTTGCCGCCAAGGTTCCAAGGTCCACTTGGCATGCTCGCCTGGCATGTCTAGTGCATAAGCATATTTCATCGTTCTAGTATAAGTCTAAGCTCAGGTTTTCCTGCGGCAAATTCTACCACTTCGTTGTACACAATACAGCAGTCGGTAAAGCACTTGGCTACACGCTCACGCCACCATGCCGGCGATTCAATAATCAAGTGTGCATTGCGGCCATCAGGTAGACTTTTTTTAGCCGGATAACAGGCAATGATTAACCAAGCACTGCGAGAAAACAACGCATTCATCTGTTGTAGACTTTGATTTAAAAATTCTGGTTCAAAGTGTTCTATTACGTCGTTGCTGATTAAACAATCATAACTGTTTAACGGTATACTTTCAAATTCAGGAACACCTGGATCGTAGCCATCAATTACTCTAATCTCTGGAAAATCTGCTTTTAATTGTTCTACAAGCCGACCCTTGGCACAGCCGTAATCTAAAATACTTTCTGGTTGATATTTTTTAACGAAATCTCGTACAGGATCATATTTGACCAACAGGCCTTTGAACTTATTTTCTTTTTGTAATTGTTTTAAACTATTTTGATAGTCGGGTGTAATTAAAGTCATTATTTTAGGGCCATACTCATGAGACTGTGGTCAACCCAAGGCACAACTAGATCTTGTTGCCGCAAATAATTGTGGCCATATATGCTACGAGCTGCCGTTTCTGGCAACAAATTTAGTTCAACTAACTTGTGCCAGGTGGCAGTTTTAGGATCCAATGGTTTGTGGACACTCTTGTACACCATGGCATGAATCCAAGACTCTGCAGAGTCTTGTTTAAAAAATCCTGAACGACAGTCCCAACCTGCAGTGGCCAACATATACATCAAACTGACCATGGTATAATGATAGTAACTTCCACTAGGCAAATGATAATCAAATTGGCCTCGAAAAAAGTTTATAGTCTGCGGCACAGCAATATACAACATTCCGCCAGTACTGGCAAGATTCCACCAATTGCTCAAGGTCTTTACAGGAGTTTGTGCGTATTGAAATGCATCATGACACCAAAGCACATCAAATCCAGAAGGAATAGAAGGTATGTTGCCATCAAAGTCAGCCTGATGATAAAACATATTTTTGTGTCGGTTAGTTAACAGCAATTCGGATGCTAGATCTATACCGGTGCATTGAATATTCAAAGGTTCTGCTTTTTCGTCTCGAGTAGTAGCAGTAGCCCACCAGGTTAAATCTTCGCCAGACCCACATCCAAGATCCAGCACAGTTTTAATGCTGGCCATAAAGTCATCATATTCGTATAACTGATTTAAAGTCTCAAGACTGTGCCGGTGACTATCACCTGGGTGTATAAATTTCATACTTGTATGTCTTCCATGCCAGCAGTGCGTAAACGTACAATATGTCCACTCATCCACGACTTTGAATCCAGACCTTTCATGATGCCTAGCCAACGATTGCGTAATAACGCTACTTCGTTTATGATAGTTTCAAAATCAATTACTTCATCTTCACCATCCACATACTTTTCTGCATCTCTACTGGTCAATGCACGGGCATAGCCTTCTAGATATTTTTGGAAATGTCTGCGGCGTATTTTGCGTAACTGTATGTTAAGATGATTTAGGATGGCTTCAATTTCTTGCAGTTGGTTGAATCTATGCTCGGTAATGCCGGGCAATGCTGTGATATTTTTTTCCACAAGTCCGCCAATACGTACATCACGCTTGGCATCTTCTAGCTCGCTTTCATAGTGAGCAATAAAATCAGGAATGTTGCTTAGATCAGCAACAACTTTACTATACCACATAGTTTAATTCCTTTAATAAATGATTATTCATTGATCCAATTAATAAAATGTGCAGGAAAAATCTGCAAATTTAAATTTCTAATTTCAACAAAACGATAAAGATATTTACGTAATTTTTCTTTTTGTTCTGCTGTATATTCTACCGTAACAGTGTCTAGTAAATCTGGCATAGTCGATTGATATAATATTTTACTTTCTGTGTCTAATACACTGGCACTTAAATAATTTGGATCTGTGCATAAATTAATTAAATCTTGTTTGGTACCAAACTGTTTGCGAAATTTTTCTAAACCGTGAATAGTTAAATTACTTACTACTGTACAAAACCGATGATTAAATCTTTTTTGTATCAGTTCTAAATTTGTTAAAAAATTAGACCAGGTGTTACCGTACCTATTAAACTCGTACAGTTCGCCGACATTTTCAGCACTAACTGTAAACGTCACAGTATCTGGTAATGTATCTAAAATTCGTTCTAGCCTTTTGGTATCAACACCAAGTCCAGTAAATATGTCCACTGGTCCTGTCAGGCTATTAACTAGTTCTGTTAGTCCGTTGTACAAAAATGGTTCCCCGCCGGTGATTTCAATTTGATTGGCAGTTTTAATGTTGCGTATTTCATTCACTATTAACTGATAGCTGTCACTAGATTTAATTGCTTTTTGTCCTAATTTTAAAACAACACGATCGTTGTTGTTAATTTGGAAACGGGTTTCATTTAAATATGGACCGTTTGTATCAATATCACGCAACCATGCTGTACTGTATTGTTTGGTACAGTAGCTGCAAGTTAAATTACAATCACTACCTAGGTTAATATGTAGTGTAGATGGACTAGACACTACATCCGTGTGTGTACGCACACTTGACAACATTTTGGTACGGCGACTTGGTAATCCAACACGTTCCGCACTCCAGCAAGTATTTTCACAACTAACTACAGGTTGATTATTTAACATTGCTTCTCGTTCAGATATTAGGGTAGGCATATTAAACAACTGCCCTGAATTAGTTTTTAACCAAGACAAATCTATTTTTTCTGGAGTAGCAGCACAACACGAAGCTATAGATCGCCGTTCTGGCTCTACTGTCATCCACCAAAATTTTTGTGAACAATAATATTGATTATCAATAATCCTCATCCTCGTAGTCGTCCTCATCATCATCTTCGTCTTCATCATCTTCTTCGTGATCTTTGAGGTAGCTAGCAAGTGCTTTTTTAACTTCGCTGTCGCTTTTAAATACTGTTTTAATTTCATCAGCATCTGCGTCGTTGTCAATCAACACACTTACTAATGTTTCGGCAGCTTCGTCACGGTCCACTGTGTTTACATATCGCTTGAGTTCATCCCAGATTTCTTTTGCTAATTCTACTGACATCTATTATTCCTCCGAGGCTGTTTCTTCAGTACTTACCGTTTCCTTCTGATTTGCAAAGTCGGCCATGACCTTGTCCAAGCATCCGTCTTCGTTGCTTTCCCAGGCCTTGCGGAACTGTTTGATGATTTCGCCATCGCTGGTCACAAACATAAGTCGGTTTCCGTCTTTCTTGAGCAGGCCTTTCTTTTCAGCCAAGTCTGTTAGACCGCTGTAGGGATTCATACCTGTTTCATAAGGAATCTTGACCTGCACACCTTCAAAGGGTTTGGCATAGCGTGTTTTCATAACCTTGCATCCGGCACGGATACCCATGACTTCTGAAATCTTGTTGCCGTCTTCGTCTTCTTTGAGTTTCATTTTCTTCATGGCAACTACGATACTGGAAGCATAGATAAAACCCTGACCGCCGGAAATCTTGTCATCGGGATCAAACATGTCCTGCGACGCATAGGTGTGATTGGTACACACCAAGCCCACATTGTAGCTACCAAACATGTTGACGCAGTTGCGAACAAGTGCTGTGAGTGCTTTGGGTTTACGACCCAAGTCACCTTTCATTTCACCGGCGTCAAACTGATTTACGTCGGTTGGAGTAAGCAACATGCCCAAGCTGTCAATGATAAACATGACCTTGGGACGCTCACCATCGGGCAAGGCCTTGTAGTCGCTCATGAATGTGCTAATGGTTTTGGCCACATCATCGATCATGGCCATGCTCAGTTTCAGCAGTTTGCTTTCTGAAGTGTCCACTCCAAGTGCCTTGAGCCAATCTTCATCCAGTGCGTTCTCTGAATCAATCAACACAACAAAGATACCTTGTTCTTGTGCGTTTTTGGCAATGTTGCCTGAGCAGATGTAACTCTTACCTGCACCTGACTCACCGGCAAACACAGTGACCTTGCCCAGTGGAATGCCTTTGTTGAAGTCTCCTGAGATCAAGTAGTTGAGTGCAAAGTTGCCCGTGCTGATCCAGTCTGTGGGATCGTTGAATCCAATGCTGAGACCGTCAATACTTTTTGTAATTTCTTTTCTAAATTTTGATACGTCAAATGGTTTTGCCATGTTTCACCTGTAGTTGAGAAGAGGCACAAGGGATCGCTCCCTTGTGCTGTATGATACTATATATTACTGCTTTTGTCTAGCACGAATCATAGCCAAGATGTCTTGAGCTTTGTCTGAAGATGGTTTAGCTTCAACCGGTGCTGACGCAACTGCCGGCTCTTCGTCATCAAAGTTGCTTGCTGTTGCCACTGGTGCTGGTTTAGCCGCAACCTCTTGAACATCGCCGTGACCATCAACAAAAGCTGTTGTTGGTGTAGCACTGCCTGCTGGAGCATTAACACCTGCTGGGCGGAAGTACTGGCCCCAACGTTCTGTGTCATAACTTTGACCATCAACACTTGCTTCGAACATTTCTTTGATGACCTTGAGCTCAACTTCGCCTGGTTTCTTGGGCAAGAATGTTGAAAGATCAAACAAGCCGTGTTCAGCAATGGCCGCTTGTTCAGCTTCTGTGAGTGCTGTTTCTTTACGGGCCCACTTACTACTACTGTAGTCAGCAAAGCCACCTTTGCTTGTCTTGCTGATACGGAAGTCCAGGCCACGCATCAAGTCTGTTGGCAATTCTTCCAACTCTGGATCCATTAATGCACCTTTGATCAAGGTAAAGATTTGTGGTCCAATGATAAATCTACGGATTGGGTTTGCTGGAGCCTTGTCGTCGCCGATTGGGTTCTCACGAACAAAGCCTTGGAAAATATAACTACGCTTCTTCCAATACTTACGACCCATTTCTTCCAAGCTCTTGTCTTTGAACCAAGTGCGAACTTCTGTCAGCACCGGACAAGTCTCTTGCCACATTTCCACGCAGGGAACTTGTACATATACTTGTTTGGATTCCATTTCACCTTTGATGCCATTGAATGGCAAACGAATCATTGCTCGTTCTTGCCAAAAGAATGTGTTTTTGGTGTTACCGTCTGGGAGGAATCTGAGTGTTGCGGAGGAACCTTCTTCCATATTCCAGTGTGGATAAATTGCGTTATCACCACCTGTGGAATTGCCGCCTTGTTGTTTACCTTCTGATTGTGCCAATCGGGCACGGATGTCTGCTAAAGATGCCATTTTATGTTGCCTTTCTAAGTTGTTTAAAATGTGTTGCCTATCTATTGTATAGATGTTACGTTGCCTGTGATTCTGTGTATCACATGAGTTATTATAACACATGTTTACTGCTGAATCAATGTTATTTAGCTTGTGTTTGTTCTATTCAGAGATTTTAGATAATATTTGCCAAATATCATCTGAAACAAGGACTCCGTGCTCTTGAAAAAACTGTCGAGTAAATGCAGAGTCCGAACTATAACAAGTAAAAAATTGGTGTGTAAAGAAAGTTAAATTGTCTGGAATATTGTCTAATCGGTGTGGTGCATATCTTATTAAATTTAATTCTTGCCCTAATACATATTGTTTGAAACTATCAATTAACTCCCACTCCGATACAGTTGTAGATTTTTCGTTTTTATACTCTAAATGTATATCATCAGTTGATCGATTATGTATTGTTTCGATATGTTTCCTTAACTCAACTAATACTTGCCTATCCATAATTTTAAACGGAGGGTCACTTACACACACCTGTTGGTCATTAACAAAAATTCCACCTTTGGGTATTCCTAATAAATTTTTTATGTAATTATTTTGGTCTTCCGATGGTACCGGTAGCGTATACGGAGTTTGTGTTGGATCAAAATCATGTAAAAACACAATGTCACCATCAGTAAAAAACCATTGTACTTCGTCAACTATTGTATCCAAATATAATTTAACAATTTGTTGACGGATCCAACCGCTTACAAATTTATGTGCCTGTGGCATTGAACTTGTTTGACGTATTTCAACCCCGGGAATTAACTTACTGTAAAGTTCATGACAATCTTCTATGTAAGAAGGCCATACCTTGTTGCTAAGATCATCCACAACAATAATTACTCGATTGGGTGTTGGATGATATTTTAAATAAGATTGTATAGTTAATACTGTTAATAAAAAATGCCCTGGGTAAGTTAAAACTACCAAGGGCATCTGTGTGGGTGCTGCCAATTTACTTTTTCATTCCAGAAAGTTCTTTGAGACGATCTAAAAAGCTAGTGTCTTTACCAACTTCTTTCATTTTACCAGAATGTCCATATTGTCCTGCTAATGGGCTCTTGTCATTTTTGTTAGAAAAACGATCTTGTAATGAGCTTCCTAATTTTGCGCCACTCATTGCACCTTTAACAGACTTGGTTGCGTAGCCACCTACTGCACCACCAGCTAATGCACCCAGTTTGCCTTCGTCGGTTTCTTCTTCATTACCACCAAGTTTATCGCCAATCATTTGACCTGCTGTTCCGCCTAATGCTCCACCAACCACAGCTCCGACTGGTCCTAATGCGGCGCCAGCGGCTGTTCCGGCTAATGTTCCAACTGTTCCGCCAGCTAGTTGGCCTTTCCAGCCTTCATCGGTTTCTTCTTCACCTTGCTCGATAATGTCTGAGCCACCGGAAGTTGCAGCTTGTCCTAACCCGGCACCAGCAATAGCACCCAATGGGCCGCCCAGAGCAAGTCCGGCTAGGCCGCCGCCCACTGTTCCAAGAATGCCTTCGTCTTGAATTAATGGATTTTCCATACCACCATCCACACTATGTGGCTCGGTGTCTTCTTCAGCATAGTCACCGTGCATGACACTTTCACGCTCAAGGCCATAGTCTTCATCTGGAACACCTGGACTATTCATTCCATATCCAGGTAATCCTAGATCTGCACCAAAACGATCTGCTACCCATTCATGTGGATCACCGGAGCGAGCTTTTTTAACACCGTATGGCATGTCATCTTGGTAGTAATCATACAATGCATCGTGCAAGTGCTGACTCATCTCGCCTGTTGTTTCAAAATCTTTAACATCACGCTTAAATGTGTCTTTGATATGTTGTAGTGTCGAACCTGTATCGTCGGTCAGGACATTTTCTTTTATTTCTTCTTCTGTAAGTAGTCCGGCTGCACGACGGATTGATCGAAGTGAATCTTCTGCTAAACGATTAACAGTGCCTTGACCACCTGGAACTTTATCTGACTGCTCAGGAGCAACATCAGACAAATCAGCAGGAGTTGCCTCTGGAGGATTCATTTCAGCAGTGGGATCAATTTGTAATTGTTCAATAACTCGAAGCACATCTGGATGATCACTTAACATTTGCATACGATCAAAAATAACTTGACGTGCATCTGCATTGGCGTCACGTTCAGCTAACTCTTCTAACTGATCAAACAGTTGATCATCGCCAATTAAATCATATAATTGTTCTGTAACGTTAGTAGCATCGGCACCAACTGGCAAGTCTGTGCTCATTAATTCAACGAGCTTGGCTTGTTTTTCTGGTGTGTCTGGCAACTGCCATGTTCCTTCTATTAGGCTTTCTGCCCAGGCTTCAAATATGTTGGCTTCTTTCATTGCTGTTCCTTGTTGTTGTATTTTGGCCAGCAAGGGAAGTGCTGACTCAATTCTTGTGTCAATGCTTTGCTTGACAAAAAGACTTTTTAAACTTTCAATCACTACGTCCTGTTCTGAAATTTCAGCAGGGCTCCATGATTCAAAATATGTTGTGTATCCAGTCTTGGTGCCAAGACCTTTAAGACTGCGTTGCAAGTTTGACTGATATTCTTGAACTTGTTCTACTAATTGTTGTGTGTCACCTTCAAAAATTTGTCCTTGATTGGCTCTACGGAAACGACTTAATACATTTAATTCTGTTACCATTTCACTAATATGATTACCACGACCGTCATACGGGCGGCCGCCTTGACGCACATGTTCCAGCATGGCACGGCCGCCAGTTAGGCTTTTAAATGGCAACTTGTAACGTTCACTGTCGGCTGTCTCAATAAACAGGCTTTCGATATAACGGAAGCGAGCATCACCTTCGGCAATGTTCTTTTTATGACGGATCATTAACCGGGCTTCTGTTGCAACACCATTCCAGCTGGTAGTCCGATTACCAGTCCATGATTCAAACAGGCCTTCTTTAATTGCGGCTTGTCCTTGCATACTGTAACGTAGTCGATTTAGATTCTTAATGCCAAAACTCATAAAGTTTCTAACAGCAAAGTTTTTTAACTGTTCTAGGAAAGCAAACCAGTCGTTTTTGTCATCACCTTCCATGCCACGACCCACATTATCTGAACAATAAATTTCAAGATCGTGGTCATTGCCCAGCATGATTACTACTGTGCCATAATCTTTGCCAGAATGAGCACGGAAGTCAAAGCTGAATATTTCAGCTTCGGACGGATCTGGTGCAGGCTTTCCAGAACTGTCTAACATTTCTGGATCAAAATCTCTACTGACCAATAGATCAAATAATTTGCGAGCGGGTGTGATATCTGCCATAGTAGTGTATTTAGCTAGAACCGCGTGGTAATGAATGGCATGGGCGGTTCAATTTGATCGCCGTGATCTCGCATTTGTACATCCATTTCTACGTGGAATGTTTGTAGCAACTGCATCATACGCACGGCTAAAATTGTACTCATGACAAGATCATCAGTTTCGCCCGGTTTAGCGGCATAGCCCACACCGTGTGCTACAAAAGTTTTAAGTTCGCTGACTAACCCGCTACTGCGTATTTTCATGCGGCCAGTTTCTATTAGTATTTTCAGCTTGTTGCAGGCCGCTAGTTTGGGTTTGTTTGTGGTATTAAATCCTTTGCGGTATCTGCGGCTTCCGCCACCGCCAGGTTCACTGAGGAAATAGCCGGGAATATTTTCTTCTCCAAATTCGGCTATGCTTATTAGAGCAGCTTCGCCAATGGTATTATTTTCAATACTGTAGTAAATTTGTTGAGGATCTTGTACTGTCTCATTCAAGTGACGCACAATGTCAGCCAGAATACGCACTTGTTCAGGTATAGTGGTTCGATTATGACGCCATTCAGCTACTTGTTCTGTGGTATTGGCTTCAAACACTTGTATAGCTGCAGGGTCACCGCCAGTGCCCAGACTAGGATCTAAAGAGACTACATAAATGCGATCTTTTTTAGGTCGCTGGTACCATCGTACCTGTCCAGTTTTATACAGAGGTTCGTGTCCTCGTAGGTCTAGGAGCTTGGCTGGAGCTATGAGTGTTTCATCGTTGATGATAAATTCGCAACCCATCTCACGACGGAAACGATCATCACCTAGTTGTGCCCGCTGTTCTGCGGCCCAGGTTTCATCACGATCTGGATGCTCATTCCAATAGCTACGATAGGCTCGAAATCCATTCATGCCTAACTCGGTAGGATTGCCATAGCTGTCTTCGCATTTAAGAGCACCTTTCCACAGTAACGCAAACTGATCTTCATCACTGTTTGGTGTACTTGTGATAATTGCCTTACCACCTGTGGCCAGTGTAGGGCTGATACTGGTCCAGAATTCTCTGGCTATGGTGGGTCGCACGAACGCAAACTCGTCACAGTACAGTAGTGTAATACTCATACCACGACCGGTGTTTTCTGTTGTGGTAGTTGAAACTATACGGCTTCCGTTTTCAAAGTCCAAATTACCTTTGTTGTAACTGGTAACACCTGCACGGATATGATCTGGGCATAGTTCATAAGCATAACGGATACGTTGCATGATCTCTTGCGAGCCTGTATACTTGTGAGCAGCAATAAGAATCGTACTGTCAGGACGGAACATGGCCATCCATAGCAGGTATCCGGCGGCACTGGTGCTCTTACCAGTTTGTCGCGGCATCATTGAGATAGAATAGCGATAGTTATGATAGGTGTTGATCAGACGTTTTTGATAGTCGAACGGATGATACAGCATTTTACCTTTGGTAGGATGTTGTATATGAAAGAAGTGATCCATAAAATACTGCGGACCGGTGGCAGGATCGGCACAGGCCATAAACTCAGCCAATTGCTCATCGGTCCAGTGGTGTCGACGATACGGTGCTTTGACTAAGGTTGATTCAGTTTGACTCATAATAAACTACTTATTTCGGGCCATAGTTCATGAAACTTTCCTTGCTGGTCAGGGTGATACTGTTCAATTTGTTCAATGAATTTTTTTAATTCTACTAGAGCGGATGTGCTATTGTCTGTTACAGATTGATATTGTCCAAGGGCAGTTTTAAATAAAAGCTGTTCTTCATCATCTATGATACAACTTTCAAATACACGGTTGATTTCTTCTGCGGCCAATCTAGCAATTTCTTTTCCGTATACTCGTGGATCCAATAGTTTAGGGCCATCCAAATTTTGCCATTTAATTGATAATCCACGTGCAGTGGCAAACTGTTTAAACTCAACTAGTCTAGTGGCATTGTATAGATTATATACTGCATGTAGGCCACCCCAGTGTCCATTATTTTTGATTAAATCCTGTACGAGATCAAGATTGTGTAGTTGAAGATCCCAGTTGGCACCCGATCGTACATATTCAAATCTAGGGCCAATGTTGTCAAAACTCATTGACCATCCTACTCGACGGCGTTGTGCTAATTTTTTAAATATGCTATTGTTTTCCAGCGGGGTGTTAAGATTGGTTATAATAGTTATTACTGCATCTGCGGGTATCACATCTAACAGGCGGTCATTTTCTGGTAACAATAAAGGTTCGCCGCCGACCAATGCAACTTCTTTTACGTGTTGATGATTTTTTTCAATAAAATCACAAACTTCTAAATAATAATTTTTGGTATTGTTGTTTATTGGAATTTTTTTCAAAGCGGCCCATTTAGAACTGTCTGCAGGACTGCAATAGTTACAACTGAGATTACAAGTGCTGTTCCAGCGTATGTCTAATAGGGTAGGGTATTGGTAATCTATGCCAGCGTTACGAGTATCAAACCCTGAATTGATATTGTTGTGCCAGGTACGTTCACTGTCACTGCCCTTGCTTTCGCGATCCACACAATTTATGCAATACGGGTGTGTATGTCCTCGTTGTAACGCAGATCTAATTTCTTTTAGTACAGGGCCGTCTAAAATTTCTTCTATGCCTTTGTTGTTTAGATTGCCCAGCATGTTAGGATTACCGGCACAGCAGGTTTTAACGTCACCACGTGGATTGATATGCAAGCCTCGCCAAGGGGCTGCACAGTAGAAATTGCTCATATTGTAATTATGAGTGTTTTGAGTTTACAGTTATTAAAATGCCAACGTTTGGCATTACTTGAATCGGCAGTTTTTTGACAGTGTGGACAAGTTAAAGGCTCTCGTTGTTTTAAATGAGGGCCTGTTGGTTTACGCATTTTAGCCAATGCTTCTTCGCTGTGAGTTTTTCCTGCAAATGTTCCAGGTTTTCCAAAGCGTGGATTTTGTTTGCCGGCCATGCGACCTTTCATTGTTTCTGCATGTTCTGGTCGTTTTTTTCCGGTCAGCATCTTACTAAATTCTGGACGCTTTCTGCCATACAGCGGAGATTCTGCACCTTTCTTTGCTATGCGTCCGGATGCACCGTCACCTCCGTCTGTCTTGTTTAAAAGAATACCGGTGTTAATGTCTTTACGACCCCACCATTGTATGAGCCTACGCTCAATGGCAAATGCTCCAATTTCTGTTAAATTAGATTCAAGGATGATTATCTTGGTAGAATCTTTTGGAACCGTAATATTATGTTTTTCAACTGCCCTAATATCTTTGCCCTTACCTATATAATAAGGTGTTAGGTTAGACTTTCGTAGATAAGCATAAACATAATAACCAGATGGTGGGTGTTTTTTGTTAAATATCATTGCTGGCACTCCTTTACAGTGTTAGAGTAGTTGGATGTTGACGCATCGCGAACTACACCTTTATTTATTGCCCTAAGTTAAATTTCATCCCAGTAGCTTGTTCAATGGTAGCCATATTTGTTTGATACTTAGGCCAATCTGTTGCTGGGTTGATAGGGCCATTAGGCATTAGATAGGCCTGAACTTGACGACTATTTTTTTCAATAATGATTTTGTATAGGCGAGTAGGAATGCCAAGACCGTTCCCTACCACAGGGTGCCCTTGATCATAAATGCCACCACTAATGATATAAAAATCTGTGCCAGGTTGTGCGGCCCATTGACGTTCAGCAGATTCTAATAAACGCCACGCACCACGATTGTTGTTGGCCACTTGTGCTACCATGTTTGACAGGAAGAATGACTCTGACATGATAGCATCATTCTGTGTGTTGTTACCAGCAGGTGCCATGTGTCCGCGATCGTGTGTGCGGCCCACTGTGGCATAGTCGGCCAAAGTGGCCGAGCAGTTGGGTGTAACAGCAGGATCTGGACGGAAGTCATTCTTTCGTTTGGCAGGACCAGTCATTGCGGCCATGGTCAACCGTTCAAACACTGCCACAGGTGCTTTGACTGAGCAACGATGGATTACAGCGTAGTTTGTTTTGCATAACTCTTGGTCGCCGGGTTGGGCTTGATACTCGGGTGTGCCGTTGGCCGTGAACTGTGGACATTGAGCGTTGATCTGTGCTACAGACAATAATGGTGTAAAGAGTAATATTAAAAGTAATTTTTTCATGTCAAGGTTGATAGTATACAATTTCGCCTGTGGCAGAATTAAAATACAGTTGATTTAATCCTGCTGTGCTATTGGCCACACGGACATTACCTAGAAAAGTGTTGGCACCGGTAACTTGTATTACTTTGGTAAGAGCACCTGTGGCATTGCCAATATACATTTCATTGGTATTGATATTAACTGTCATTTCAGCAGGTCTAGCATTGCCGTTGTAGTTGGTCACAGACTCCTGTGCGTTGTCCTTCATTACTGTGCGACTTATGCCAGTAAGATCCGAATATGGTGGAGGTGGATTTGCCATTATCTTGGATAGCCTTTAAAGCCTGTTACAGGACTTTGATAATTTACTGATTTAGGTTCCAAACTGTTTGGTGTGCTTATTTGTATTTTTTTATCGGGCAGTCCTATCATTTTTAATGCTTGATCAATTATTGGTTCAACACTGGCATTAAATCCTGCAATCACAGCGTCTTCGCCAAACGCGGCTTCTGCTGACCATGCAGGTAACTTATCGGTAATACCATCAGTTCCTGCATTACTTCGGGCACGGGCCATGGCCACACCCAGTCTATAGATTTGATATGGATCGCTGGATTGCACTCCTGGTAATACAAACACATGATTCATAGGATCTGCCTGCTCCGACGGCAAGGTTTTTTCTTCAGTGATAAACTCTCGAGCTCTCATCTACCATATCCTTTAAACGCTCGAACAGGGCTTACTTTATAAACACCTTCGTGTTCAGTGCTACGATTGTCTGTGAGTTTTTTAACATGTCCGGCACCAACTGATTTGGCCGCAGCATTAATAATATCTAGTTCTACATCAGTGTAGGTAGCCAATAGCGGGTCGCCAGCAAACGCACCAGCTGGTTCTGTCGGGAAGTCAGGAGCACCTGCCATAGCAATACCAAAACGCCATTGTGTATAAGGACTGCCGCCTTGCTTGGTCATACTAATGTCGGGCATGCTAATAGCACCCTTGATGGCTGTGGCCTGATGATTTGGTAACTTTTTAGCGTTGGCTGGCACATCCTGTGCTGAACCAAACTTTGCCTCTGCTACAAACTCACGAGCTCTCATTTTACATCCTTTAGTTTCATTTGACCAAACGGAGGATCACCTTGGGTGTTCTGCCATAAAGCACGATTACTTAGTATCTCAACCCAGACACCGGTGTTGGGACGATTAAGCCTCCAAAAATCAAATTTTGAGTGACTACTGACTGGTCTGCAATACAGTGTCCGCTCCTTGGGCACACATAACTGCTGGCTAGTAGTCCGCATTTTCTTTTTTTCTGTGCTGGTCCTCATTATATTTAGCTGGGAGTCATTGATGTAAACTTGACACATGCCATCCACTAAATCTTCAGGATCTTGAGCTGATTCTACTACAGCTTCAGCCAATAGCAGACGAGTTTCGCTGCTGATTCTACTGAGTGTTTCGCTTCGATTATCGGGTCGACGTTGATATCCTGCATCAGGCAACCAAACACCGTGATTGGATCTAGCGACCACTTGATCGTTAGGCACTCGTTTTGCTACGTATTGATAGGGCTTGGTTCCATCCCAATCACTGGCTTCAATCAAGTACATATTGTCATGATCGAACACCATGGTAAACCCACCCATTTTTCTTTTGACGATGATTTTTGCTGCCGTTAGTGCGTTATTCTGTGATAATGCCTCGGCGATAGTTCGTCCATCCGGGCTTGACTTGGCGGTGCCAGCATCTACTTCGCTTTCATCGTCATACACATCAAGGCTGGTGTTTAAGATACTGATACCGTGGCTGTTGATACCTTCTTTGTAGCCGGTGATTTCATCGTGCATCATCATACGTTCAACGCCGTCTTCGTCTGATTCAATGAAGTCTAGCACAGGTGTATAGTTACGGTCGCGATTTTTGGCACCGGCCCATCCAATACCGTCAAAGTATTTGGCGATGATTATGCACATGTTACTTTGCGTAGCCCTTGAACGCAGTTACTGGGCTTGTGTGGTTGGTATCGTCTGATTCATGACTGCCTGTGCTGACATAGTCCTTAGGCTTCATCTTGAGTTTTTTCATGATTGCTGTAAGTTTTTTGCGATCATGTTCGGTGTAGGCACTGAATATTGGTAGGTTGCCAAAAAATCCAATTTCGTCCATGTTGGCAATTTCGTCTAGGCCCATTCCAGCCAATGTGGCTACGCGATAATGATCGTAGTAACGACCCCAATACACATCGCCTTTGCCGCCCGGGCCAACCATACCAGGATGTGCCTTTTCAAAGTCATGAGCGGCAGATGCCCTGACTTCGCCTCTACTGCCTTCGGCAATAAACTCTCGGGCTCGCATGGTTACTGTCCTGCGGAGTTAAATTCGCTGTATTGTGCTGAACTTTGTGTGCCTAATGCGCGAACTGTAAAATTGCTGCCGGCCATAATCAAATAGTTGCCGGCACCTACATAAATTTCTCTTATGGTTCCGTTGGGCACGGATACTACATTGGCATACAAGTTACCCACAGCATTGGCTGTACCTAGTGCAGTGATATTGACTTGATAAGTCACATTGTTACTTTCAGCATTAATTTCAGCTTTGTCTGTGGTCCATAATACATTACCTGCGGTGTTGATTACTTGAATAGCCATGTTGATTAACCTTTATAATTTTTCCAAGTCTTGAACAAACTACGCTCAAGCTCGACTGACTCTTCCATACTGATTTGACGACGCAGTTGACTAGCCAATACTGGTGTTGTTGACTGTCCGGTACTCTTAGGACCATTCAATCCACCTGAATATGTGCGTAACTCAGGCTGTGCTGCAAGTGTTTCTGTGTCGGTTGGCCAATCTGGATTGTTTAATGTTTCGTCTGTGTCGCCGTAGGCTTCGTCGACTGTTTCGCAACCACATGGTGTTTGCCCACATCCACAACCTTGACTTTGGCCCGACAATCCAGCTGCTTTCAACAACTGCATCAACATATCTGCTTCTGGGCCCGATGCTGTTACTGTGATAGTTTTGCCTTCGTTTTCTGCAATTGTGTCAGCAACATCGATACCTTCAGTGATCATTGATTCAACTTGATTGTTGATACTTTCGTAAACACCTTTGCCAAACTGCATGCCACCAGAAGATTTCTTAGTAGTAGCTGGTGCTGTGGCCACTGATCCGGCTACTGTTGTTTCATCAACTTTTTCTTCTTTGTTTGAAGACTTTTCCTTGGCAGCTTTTTTCATTGGCTCAGTTTTGTTGCCATCTTTGTCTAAGTCTAAGAAGTCTGGTTTGCCACCTTCTTTGACTTTCTTAGGCAGGCCTTTTTCTTTGGTTGCAGCAAATTTGTGTAGCTCACCTTGAGGCATTTTGGCCATTTCTTTTGACGCACCACGCAACTTGCTCTTGGGGATTTCACCCTTTTGTGCGGCATGTGCAATGCCAGCGGCTCTGCGTTGTGCTTGACTAACTGCTTTCTCAGGAATTACAGTTGTTAGTCCTTCTCGGCCTGTACGATGTTCCACATCACGCTCGTGTGTGCTGATAATATAGTCAGTGACACTGCTCATCATGCCTTTGATCTGTCCAACTTTTTCTTGTACCCATTCTGGCAAGTTTTCATTGCTACGAAGTGCTTGTTCAAGTTCTCGAGCATGGCGAATAATAGTATGCAAGGAGTCTTTGGTCATGCCAGCTTCGTCATCGTATTCACCACGATCTGTTACAGGGATAGCACTTTCGCTAGAACAGTTGGTAGAACGAGTCATTAACACACCGTCGCTGTCGAGATCTTCTTTGGTTTTTTCTTTCTTGACACGCTTGCCATCAACTGTTTTATACTTGTGGCTGCCTTTGGTCACACGCTCAGAATCTTTTGGTGCGGCTGACTTTGGACGGCCTTTTTTCTTAGGAGCATCACTCTTGACTTCATCGTCCTTGTCTTCTTCGTCATCTTCGTGCCGACGAGTATATGTTGTGGCTTTTGTTCCGCCAGGCAGGGTACGTTCTTTCTTATCAAACTTGCCGGTGCCTTTTTCTTTTTCGCGACTGGCCAACCAAGCATCCATTTCTTTGAAACCTTCTTCAAGATCACTAGTGTCTGTGAATTCCTTGCCGCCAACCTTGAATTTGCCACCTTTGGGTGTTGCTTTTAATGCGGCAGTAAAGGCATTGCCTTCTTCCATATCGCCTTCGTCCATTTTGTCATACTTGGCACGGATCTTGGCCATTTTTTCTTTGCCCGCATGGTCACGACCGGCTTGTTGTAGTGCCTTCATACCTTGATCGCCATACTTCTTTTTACCAAGATAGGCCTGTAAAGCACTTTCTTCCATGCTGTCGCACTTGCATGGCGAGCAACCGCAACCGGGGCACATGCCTTCTTCCAGACTACTTGTGTCTGTGAATTCTTTGCCACCTACTTTGAACTTACCACCTTTGGGTGTCTTGGCCAATGCGCCTGTAAATGCATTGCCTTCGTTTTCAATATCTTCTTTGGGATGACGCAACTTGTTTAGCACTGCACCAGCCACACGCTCGCCGGCGGCCTTACTACCATAACGTTCGGCAGCACCTTTGGCAATCTTGGCAAAGTTCTTGCCAGGCTTGCCTAGGTCTTTACCGGCACGACCAGCTTTGGCACTATACCCAGTTTCAGCAACATCATTAGGATTTTTACCTTGCTTTAAGTCATCCATAGCCTGTCTAATTCTAGCATCACTAAAACCAGCTTCCTTGGCCGCTTGAGCCATTTTTATCATGGATCCGCCAAACTTTTTCTCTACATCTTTTTGAGTAATTGGCAATCCTGGAAGTCTTTTAGCCTGGGCTTCGTTTAATGCTTGGGTCAGTGGAGATTGAGCAACAGTTTCAGCTTGTTTAGATTCGGCTAACTGGGTTGCATCTTGCTTACTGGCCAAATCAGCTAATCGTTTGTTTAGGTCGTAAAAAAATGTCATCGTGTTATCCTCGGGGTTGGGCACCAGTGGCTGGACGTGGTGGACGTTTTGTCTTGGTCATTGGGCTTGCATTGCCCATTGGCAAATCATTTGTGGTTTTTGCTGGCGGTGTTTTGCCACCGGCCACTGTGAAGTCACTACGATATGTGTTTTTCAATACTGCATGCTCATCATATGGTGCCGAGTAATCCGCAATCAGGGCTTTTTGTTCTGGAGTATCAGCAGGGTAATCTGAATCCAATAAATCTTTATTTTGTGCGGCAACACGCTCACGTTCACTGTCCATACCTTCTTCGTGTGGTGTGGTCAACATGATAATTCTGTTTGGATCCATCATCAACAATTGAGCGATTTGTTTGATCTGTGGCTCAATGGCTGGATATCGAAATTCTACGTCCATACTGGTCACACTATCGTTGCTGTGCTTAGGAAAGTCAGCAGGACTAAGTTGAACTGGTGTAGTTTTTGGCTTGCTAATCTTTATAATGTCAAACTGTGCGAGCTTGCCTTCTAAGGCCTTGACAAAATCTGGAGCCACATCACCTACAATTTTAATACGATAATTGTAGGTTCTTTCACTTTCAGTGAGGTATTGTTGAAAATTTTTCATATTTGTATCCCTATATGATATTTATGCTTTGTTATTGTTTTGTGTGCCGGAGGCTATCAAACGTTCCAATAAATCGTTACGGCTTAACACTTGTCCGTGTGCTGTTTCTGTGGGGCTGTCACCAGATTTGCTGGCTTGATCTTGATCCATTTTTAACTTCTTCAACTGTAGATCAACCATTTTTAACTTCTTGTTCAGCTTGGCTGTTTTGGCTGTGATAGCATGTCCTAGCATATTGCTGGCCACTGTAAATATTTCTGAAGCGTATCTACTATCAACCTGCATACCCAAATCCATTAGATTATCATAGCTTTCTTTGGCCATGTTAGCCAAGTCATCTAATTCACCATCTCCTGTGGCAAGATCACGGACTGTAGGTAGTGCAGCATCAATTTTGTCTATGGTAGCATCTATTTCTGCCAGCTGTGTACGTGTTGGTTCTGTGTTAGATTCTGGAGTAGAATCCTCGCTGGATGGAAAATCAAATAATTCTTCTAATTTACGTGTCATGACCTATTTACCGGTCTTTTTGCTACCTTGATGATAAATCTGATCTTCGTTAATTACTCTAAACGTAAGGCCATTTCGTCTAGCCCATTTGGTTGCACTATCCCACTTGGCATAGTTTACAGCCACTATAGCACGATCACGATCTGAGGCTTTGCTTTCAACTAGACTTTGTTTTTTGGGTTTGATTTCGATCAATTCAGCAACAGTGGTGTTATTACGTCCGCGGTACGTTACTAAAAAATCTGGAATGTACATGCTCTGTTTACCAGTTAAGGGATTGCGGTAAGGAATTGCTACACTTTCACTGGCCCACTGTAGTACATTATCATTGTTGTCCAAGAACATCATGAAAGTAAGTTCCCAACCAGAGCGATATCTGGGTGTGCCTTTGCCTACATACTTGCCAGGATTTTTTACAGTGTAGGCACCTTGACGAAAATTAGGCATAGGTCAAGTCCTAATATTTCTTGCCACATAATAATTGGGTTGTGTAGGAACATTAAGCCCTAACAAGGTACTACGACTTCTTATACCATTTAGATAATAAGCCAGTGTCAACGTAATCTCTGGAGCACTTTGACCTTGAAATTGCTGTAGCAAAGTCATTACAGGAATATTAGTTGCGTGACTGATACGAAATACCGACACAGTAAAATTGCCAGCGGCTTCAAGTGAACCAAACACTGATTTAAAATAACTCAGCACCGAATCATATTCGTCTACAGGTACGTGTTGTTGATACCCGTAGAATCGATCAAAGATTTGTACTGTTAAATCAGTTTTGTTGTTGACAGCGTTTACCGAGGCCATGATTAATATGCTGCGTCGTTGTAAGCGTTATATTCAGGAGCGGCGGCAACCGGAGCGTCGGCATTGCCACCTGTACCGCCGGCTTCTTGTTGAGCTTCGTTTTGATCTCCTAATGGTTGGGTAGGACTTGGGAAGAGGAATCCGCCAACAGCACCTGCAGCTTGTCGTGCGGCATCTATAGTTCCACCGGCCAGTGCCGGAGCAAGCCCCGACAACAAATTTTGTGTAAATGCACCACTTCCTGCCAGAGCACCACCTAGGAAAGCACTGGCTGTTGGAACTAGTCCTTGACCAACAGCACCAATTACATTTTGTAAAGTATTTTGACCAGTAGACAGAGCTTGTAGATCTTGTTTGCTACCATTTGGACTTAGGCGTACAGTACCTTGGCTTTCGACAGTGGCTGTTGACCCTGGTACGGCAATTGGACTAGGCACAACATCATAATGAGCAGGATCAGCAAACCCTGTAACAGGATCGCTAGGCTGTGCACCACCAATGGCACCAGAATAATATTTGACATTTTCGTAACGTATGTTCATGGTATGAGTCATAATGCCATTACCTTGACTATAGTCGTACTGATCATGTGTCCATTCGGTGATCAATGGATTAATCATAGTATACTGAGCATAGGTCTTTTGGCTCATACCATAGATAGTGATATCATTAAAAAATGGCAATTGTCCGCTAGCAGGCCCTGTGAGTAACGATGTGGCCAAACTCTGCAGTGACGGATTGTTGTAACCTTGGCCACTGAGTCCCCAATGTTGTATTCCTCTGCTGGCAGAATAGATATCATTGGCCGTATAACTAGCACCTCCCATTACATCAGGTACCTGGATTTGTCCTAGTACACCAGATTGGTTAGGAGTGTTACCATATTTGTAAGTTGGATCACTGTAGTAGTATTGATAGTATTGATACCACATGTTGCGTATAAGGTCACTGTTATCATCATTAAAAACAATTTGTGCTGGATTATAATTAATTCTTGTCTGTACCAGGCGTTTGCGATTGTACTGATTCATTTGGGCTACATCAATTGTGTAACCTGGTAACTGAGCAGATTTAACCATGACACTAATGGAGCTGCCTTTGCCGCCGGATAGTAAATTAGCTACTGCCGGTATATTAGTGTTTAAATTAAAATAAACATGGAATAAAAACTTATTGCGAGGTGCAAGATCATATCCGCTAGATCTAAAAGTTTTACTAGCGTGATTATAGTCTCTCAGCCCTTGATCAGGCGGAAATGATTGTAGATTGTTTTGGCCGAATGCCATAGGGTATTAACCTGTGGCTACGTCGTTGACTTGTCTAGGAACTGGTGTACCAACACCGGCAGAGAGTTGAAGAGCATTATCAAAGCGGATAGTCATGCTCACAGTCATCGGCTCAGTGCCTGTGCCATAGTTGGCATCGTTATAGTTAACACCTTGTAGGTAGCAACCTAAGATATTCCAGGTTTCAAGTGCGATAGGAGCATTAGTACCATTGCCGCCGTCAAGCACTTCGAATACTGTGGTAAACTTGTAGTCAATACCCGAAGCAGCACTGCTTTGTTCAAGGAAGTCCAATTGCTTCTGGAGTTGTTCGCCAACCAATCGACTTACGTTGCCACCAGCATCATCACGTACTTCGCAGGTAATGTCTGTCCAGCTATGTTTGCCGGCCAAACGTATGGTACTGTTATAGATAGGAAGATCAATGTTGTCAAATGTAACATTTGGGCGTGTAAAACTTATGACTTGTTTGGTCAATTCTGTTGTAGGTTGTGTTACACCCAGGCCCAAAAAAGTAACGCGAAAGCGATACTTGAGTTTTGGCATCAGCAAACCTTGTGCCGAACTGCTTTGATCGCTGGCCAACGGTACTGTTAGTTTTGTTAATGAGGCTGTTGCCATTTGTTTATTCTCCTAATATGCTTTTATTTATGGCGTGTTGTCTGGGCAAATTTTGACTTAATTTGCCCAGTATCAATTACGCTGATGCCTGTGCTGCTATAGTTCCTGTGTTCTGAATACGCATTGGTATGTAGATAAACTCCACAGCCTTAACCGGCTCAATGGCGATATCAACATACAGCTCGTTACGATCAATACTTGCTGGGGTATTGTTGGTCAAATCACAAACAACCAAGTAATCATACAGGCCACGCTTGTTGACCAAATCAATCATGAGTGATGTTACCTGATTGGTGATCGCTGCACGAGTGATTGTATCGTTAGGTTCAAACAAGTATTGGTTACCAATAATCTCTAAACGACCACGGATAAATGCTACTAAACGTGCCACATTGATACGATCAAGTGCTGTAGCATTACCTTGTAAGGTATGATTACCAAAGTTTACAATACCTGTGCCTGGTATGAATGTAATTGGGTTGACATTATTGCTGTACAATACATCACGTAGGCCTTGATTTACACCTAGGGGTTGGAATTCACCTGATACTGCATCAAGATAACCAATTTGTAGTGCATTGTCTACCACACCACGGCGTAAACCAGCTGGTGCAAACCATGGATAAGCAACACTGTCACTGCGGATAATAGTACGCAACATCATGTGACTTGGTGCAGTAACTACTACGTTACCTGTTAGGTCAGTTGTGGTACAACTTGGATAGAATGCAGCCGAGTATGCATCACCCTGAGCCTGGTTGCCATCACCTGCAGCAATGCCTAATCCGTTGTTGTTGGTGGCCCAGGCCACTACATCTGCTGGATTTAAGCGCAGAGGTGTGTCAATCACGCTGAACGAAGTGTCTCCACGATCATTGTTGAGCACCACCATGTTGGGTGCCAACTCTGGATACTGTGGGCAAGCAATCAGGTTGTACTGTGCTTGATTTTCACGCAACTGTGTACTTGTGTCAATTGCCACTCTCAATGCCTGGACGATCAAATGACGTTGTGCTTGACGTCCCATGTTAGGGCTACCATCTGCACGGAGTCCTGACGCTGTAAGCCAAGTATTAGTTTGGCTAGGCAACACATCCGGTGAAGGATAGTCTGTAGCGTTAAAGTAATTAACTGCAAATGACTTGACGTTAAATCCTGATCTACGTGTGTTAAACAATAATATTCCTTCTGGATATAGGTCTGGATTTGGTGCGTCAAGGTCCAGGTAGTTGCTAGTGATCAACGGTGTTGATCCTGTAGCAATTGGTGGAATAGGATCTGTGATAGGATCGGTGGTACCGTTAGGTGCCCACCTTGCATCAGCAAACAACACGCCATTGATTGTGGTCTGGTCAGCATTGTTGATCTGTACCCACTGATTTTGCCCGTCTACACTTTGCCAACGGCTGATCACTGGATAATTTTCCAAATCTGCAGTATTGATCCATAAATCGCCATAGACCAATGGGCTTTCTGCTTCGTCGGTCTGTGTGGTCGGTACTGTAGCTGAAAATATTGGTCCGGCAGCATTAGTTAGACTCAGGTCAAAACCGCGTACATCGTTGGTTACATTTTGATAACCGTACCAATCACCATTGTTTTGAATCATGATATCCACTGTGGTAGCATCACTGTAATACCAATAGGTGCCATTGAGCGGATCAATGTTGGGTTGACTAGCAGCAGCAGTATAGGTAAATGTAGGCGAACTGACCCAATTGCTGAGACTTATACCAACACCGTTGACTGCATATTGACGTACACCTACGCAAGTAGTGTTAATTCCTGCATCAGCAAGTGGGGTATTGGTGCCATCAATCATGTAAATGTCTCCGCCCAAGGCGTGTGTCATTACGATTTGACCAGCATCATTAACCGATGCGCTCACGTTTGGCACTGCGGCAGCACTTACAGCAGCAACAAAATCAGCACTTGTGGTTCCTTGAATGACTGCGGTTACCAAAGTTGTATATTGGGCGGTTTCTGCTTGTGAAGCCCTGAGCTGAAAGGTAGAACCTTGAATAAATGTTGGGTTGGCTGTGGCACCTGTGACCACGGTAGGACCTGTGGCAAGTCTTTCAAGGATTTGAAAACCACCGGTAGCATTTCTATAAGGGTCAACCTGTGCATACGTGGTACCAGCAGGAATAGCCGAACCACCAGTCACTGGATCCAAGGAATATATAGCATCCGAATCGGTATCATATACTGGACAGGCTTGTAACACAAATGCGCCCAAGACACTGTCGTAACGTTTAACTTCAATCAACATACCTCTGTTGACAGCATTCATTTGTTGGAACACGCTGCCAGTGGGTTCTGGCTGTGTATCTGTAGTACGCCATCTTGGTGCTTGGTAATTGTAACCATGAAAATATGTTGGGGCTGCGTATTGATTTGTTGTAATACCTAAAACAGCAAGAGGTGTACCGCTAACATTATTAATAGCAATGACACCTGTGCCTTCTGTACTACCATCATTGGTAGCAAGACTATCTGCGTATAAAGTTAGTTTTCCGCCGATGTTAGCAGCATAAACGCCTGGAATAGTAGTGTCGCTAAAGGAATTGATCTGAGTAACTAAATTTGTTACTGTGTTGTTAGGACTAGAAGGAACTGTAATCGTAACATCATTGATAGCAAAACTATTACCTGGAGTTAAACTAGTTGGAGCCAATGTACCTTGTACGGTAGGCCAAGCTGTTTTCCATTCATCGCTGCCAACCAAGACCCAGGTATTGTACAGATCTCCTGCGCTGGCACCGTCTTGTAACCATCCTGGTGCTTGAGCTGTAGTAGGACCACCACGCTTGTAATAAAGTGGGTTGTATATGTTAGTTGCAACAACAGCATAGTCCCCAATACTACCATAACTGGCCAAGGGCACAGTACTTAAAGTTTCTAAATAAACAGTGTCGGTAATAACACTAGGTGTATATTTGGTAAATGCAGACGTGGTTTGATTCCACTCATTGATTCCAAAAACACTGTTGGTAGTATCAAACCAGTAACTGCCATTAGCAGGAGCACCCACTGGACGATTTAGTGTTGCTGTAAGAGCGGCTAAGTCAATGTCAGCTCGCATTACGTAGGCAATATTGGTAACTCCTAATGCCGAATAACCGGCTAGTAAACCGTATTCATTGAGTTCGTATCCATTAATAGGAGTACCAGCTGTGGTATTGTAAAAGAATGGAACACCAAACGTAGATAACAAGTCTCTCTGACTTGTCATCAAATACAGCTTGTTGGCATTAACAGCCAATGTTCCTGGAGCGATTCCTGTACCGGCACCAGAGACTTTGTTCTCTGCAGTTGCCAACAAAATAAACGGTACTGAGCTAGCAGCAGCGGGCGTGTAATTACTTTGGTCAATTACACTGACTTGTACACCTGGG